CCTGCACCAGAACGTTGTTCAACGTTCCAACACAGCGTCCGCTCTGCTACAATACGAGCGGTTTCCTTCATCGAGAAGTTCTATAAGATAGACTCTTTTATTCGAGTGCCTCCGGCTTGCGGGTCGTGCACGTCGTATACGTCTTTCTTGAAGAAACAACTTGATTCTTGTTTGATTGCCTCTATGGACGGAATATTTCCTCAAGGCGTGTGTGAGATAGATTATCTCTCGTATTCAGCTTCTATTTCCTCTATTCCAAAGTCATGGCCCAAGAGCTGTGATTGTATGGAAGAAGAGTTAGAAACTTCTTTAAGAAATAGATTGACAAAAGAAAGTATTCGGCTGCCAGCCGGTTATTTGGATTTTGTTAATGATATAGTATTAGAGATTTTTCCGAAGGGAATGCGGGCAGGTGATTTAGAAGTACATGCCAAACGAGTAACGCCCCCCTATAGTTCTACTACAACCAGTAGTAGAGCAGAAGGAGGAAGTTATTCATCTTGGAGAAATAATAGAGAGGGCTATTTTAAAAGTTTGGAGATGCCGGAGATCGTGCATAGACCACTGTATATGGTGGCTGCGACACCGGGAAAGCCTCGCCCTCTCGTCAAAAATCATCCTTCTTATCTTTCTTTGCGTCCTGTACATACCTTCATTTATGATCGATTGTCTAAACAGCCATGGTTACTTCGCGGTCCCCCATCTTTTAAGCGGTTCAAGTCCGCCGGGTTCACCGAGAAGAAAATGTATCTGTCAGCAGATTTCAGTGCTGCTACAGATAACATTTCAATTGAAGTGGCTGAACAGATTATCGATTCCATTGCATCTCGCTCCTCTCTTTCTGTCATGCCGTTGCTTTCTGAAGTTCGGCGATCTCTTCGTCCTACCATTACAATGCCATCAGGTGAGGTTAGTCCTACTACAGGACAGTTAATGGGAAACTTGTGTTCCTTTCCTCTCCTGTGCTTGCAGAATTATATAGCTTCGAAGTGGGTTGACCAGTTATCTGGATTTAAGGCCCCTAAGCTAATTAATGGTGACGATTTGGTCGCTGAAGCGCCCCAGTACTGGGTTGACATGTATAGACAAGAAGCCCCGAAGCTTGGTTTTTCTTTAAATGAAAAAAAAACGAGTTATAGTATGCGCCCGAATATTAATTCCACGTACTTCACTCAAAATTTTAAAGAAATTCCCTTTATAAGAGCTAAAGGGTTAAACATGTTAGATCCCAGGAGTATTGGGAAAGTGATGAATGA